TATATTCTGTTGCAGTTACGCCAGCAGAAATAGATAGTTCATCTACGCCACCAAGGGCGGTACGAATTTCTTCTCGGTACTGACGAGCAAATGCGTTTTGATCACCAGTGATAGCATCTGGAACAATGTAACCAACACGATCGTTTGGTTCCAGGTTTGCAATGACGCGTGGTACTCGGATCTGACCATCCACACCGCGACCGATGGGATCCTGTTTAAAGGTGGAACGACTCAGTGAGAAAGCACTTGTAAAGCCAGAGTTTGCTGCAATAGAAGGACGCTGGACGGCGGCATCACCACCAGCTTCCATCAGGTCAGTTTTAGGCCTGGAGGAAAGAAGAGTGGGATTACCAAAGAACTGAACATTTTTCCGCATGGTGCGGATTAGTTCGTCGTGTACTGCAATATGACTAGCAAAAGCATCAAACTCACCTACGCCTTCTGCGGCAAAACCTTTGGGGTTATTAAAGATTTCAACGCAAGGAATAAAACCAAGGGTATTTTTAAATGTTTTGGTCTTGCCATAACCTGTGTAGTTAGGCAGATCAAAAGACATTTCGCTTTCCGAATGAGTCTCTTCGATCGTGCGACGCTTAATGGAAAGACGAATGTAACGTTTGGATCCTTGTCCACCAGGGAGAGCACCACCTGCGGCAGAAGCTGGAACTGCAGTCAGATCTGAAAATCCGTTAGGCTTTTTAACGTTATAGCTATAGATGATCACAACCTCATCGAGGTCTCCATCTACGTTGTAATAACTTCTATATTCGTGTTTACGGAAGTAGTAAAGACGGTAATTTGCTTTGGTGGGACGAATGTAAAAGATGCCTTTACCATCACAAAGGAAATAGTCCCAGATTGAATCAAGCCGTGTATCGAGCTGGTTGTATTTAATTACACGATCAAGGAAGTCTTTACGTTGATTGCCAAAGTTATCTTGAGAAGGAAAGAATTCGACACCTTGCCGAATCCCAAACATTTTCATCTGGGCCAGATGAGAGCCCACGACCATGGTGTCGACATGAGACGATGCATCCTTTTCGATGGTTGCATCAATAATCTCTTTTAATCTTGCCTTAGCGTCGACAGCCATTAACTAACAACTCCTTATACTGATTAGATTAACATTTAAAAATTAAAACTGTTGACTAGCACGCAGAATCCCATACATATCATCTTGGGGACCAGAGGTGGATGGAATCCCTGGCACCATGCCACCGCCAAACATGCCTGGCATAGCAGGACGATTTAATCGTCTATTAACACCAAAATCAATACCAAATCCTTGTGATCCCGGCGGTTGACCAATGGTCCCACGCAAGTTTAAATTAGATGTTCCAGGTTGATATTCACCTTGTACATTAATTCTTCCTTGTCTTCCGATAGGAATATTTAAACTACCACCTAAGCCCAGGCCTCCTTGTTCTTCATCTCTTACTTGGACGCTAGGCCTAAAAGAAAATACATTAGGCTGTTGGGGCATACCTGGTCCCGTATCTGACATTGTTAAAGGACCACCAAGACCATTTGGTGCAACAGGAGCAGCTTGTGCCAAGAAATAACCTGCATTACCAGCCGGTGCCATTCCAGGCTGTAGTCCTGCTTGCCTAAACTTCACAGGAATCGCGTTTTCTCTATCAAAGTCACTCGGTGAAAATATTCTTGTGGGAGTTTGTGGCAAATTAAAAAGTTGTGGTCCCGTACCAGGAGTAGAAGTGCCTTGCTTAGGGATTACAAAACCAGGACCAAACGGGTTACCGGCTTGTAGCATGTCTACACCGGAGAGATTTCCTCCTACAGGAATACCGCCTTGAATTCTCATTTCAACAGTATCTCAATCTTTTTATTTTACTCTTCTATAACTTCGTATCCAGAAGCATCATTGATTTTTTTAAGGATAATTCCTTCTCCTTTTAGATTCCATTCAAGAAGATCTCCTTCTTTCCAGCCAAGATCTTCAATAATTTCGTCAGGAAATTGAATAAAGAGTTCTCCTGTGACGTCGTCTTCTTGGACCTCAAGAATGTACTCGGTCATTAGCGTCAAAGCTTTTCGATAAGCTTATCAAGTTTTTGGTTGATCTGCTTAAAGTTATCATGCATCTGCTGGAGCTCCTTAAGGAAATCAGCCTTGAGTACGTACTCAAGAGGCATTCGATTGATCTGTTCTTGTAGGTTGTCTACTCTTCGCTCATTATCTAGAATGCGTTCATACAAGTGTTGAAGTTTTTCTTGAGAACGGCCAAAGATACCGGCGTAAATGGAGCCCACGTTCAAAAACAATACCTAGTAGTATTTTACGGTCAGTAATCAAGGTGAAGATTACCCTTCCGCATAAGACCGGTAACCAACCACACTAATGCGTCGACACAGTCATCATGGCTACTTACACCGAAATTTGTGAGTTCCTCGAAGAGATTTGTGAAGTTCCTGAAACGATTGAAGATGATCTTTCGGTCTTCAAACATTCCAATAATTCCTCTAAATCGTGCCAGCTTATCTGCACGAAACCCTTTGACTGGATGCCAAATCAAATTGTAAAGACCTTCATTATTTAAACAAACTCTCTTGAAGTCAGCTTCCAGGGAAGCCTGGTACTGTACAGCTTCAGACCAGATGTCACACGTAGAGTATGTTGGAAAGTAATTTTTATTTTCGTCTTGGGCAATAATTGACCAATCGCAAAGTAGTTCTTTAAGTGCATCAAGTTTTTCTAAGTTACCCATTACACGAATACGTCTGTAATCAATGATGTGAATACGATCATCAATGCGTCCACCAAGTACAAATACGGTGTAATCATTCTTTTCTTTAACGCCAGCAGACAAGTCAACACCTATACCAAGCGTATCGAATTCAGTAGCAATTTCAGCTTTAACAATTAGTTCTGGTGCCAGGGAAAGTTCGTTTTGTCGAACGATCTGATTCATGTACTGAAACGAAAAAGCAATAGGTGCTTGCCTTTTCTTTTCTTTTAAGTATTCAAGTGACCACATATCAGGCCAATATGACAACTCTTCGCCTGTTTTGGGATCAGTTTGAATTGCTGAAAGAACAATCTGAGTCCAATTATTTTGTTCATTAAATGTAGTCGCGTGTATGTCATCGTGCCTAAATCGAGTACCAAGGCAAATAGCCCTGCCACCTTCAAACATGGTAGGAGCAATCACCGCATTCCAGTTATCCTGCATCATCTTACGAATGTCTGGATTACTGATGTCAGCAGCAGATTTTATCGCGTCATCGATACAAACTAAATGGCTACGTTTGGATGTAACTGAACCCTTTAAGCCTGCAGCACATAACGTAAATTGCTCATCACCTGTTACATCAATGCCAGCAAACTTATGATCAATAGACCAATACTCATTACTGGTTACATTCTTTAGTAGCCGTACAGAAGGAAATACTTCTTGGTACCTTTTGCTTTCAATAATACGTTTAATGGTTGCTGATTTAGATCGTGCAATATCTACCGTGTAAGAAAGATAGAGAATTTGTAGTGGTTTCTTGGCTAGTGTATGAACGCCAATTGCCCATGCAGTAAATAGTCCCAAGATCGTAGACTTGGCACTACCTCTTGGCGCCAGCAAATCAATATTGGGCCCAGCAATACCTACTAAACAGCTGCTATTTCGTTTGGTTACAAAGTGACGATGCCACTCTTTATGATGTGATGCTGGAGGTTTGTCTGCTACGTACTCACAAAAGAAGCCAAAATCTTCTTGTGCTTTTTTTAGATCTTCTTTGTTATCAGCTGCTTTAACTAAATGGTTTTTAGCTGCGGCACGAGCATTGCGACGATAAGCAAGGTGCACGTAGCTTGGCATGATTTAGTACCAGGAGTTACTGAATACTAACTCATTTTGCTTGTTTTTGTTCTTTATACTTCTTTGCTTTATCAAGAGCTGCTTTACGTTTCTCTTGATCTGTCATTTCAGATCCATCTTCTTTCTTAGCTTCTTTCTTTTTGAAATGTGCTAGGAGTTGTGGGGGCATTCCAGATTTAGACATCAGTCTCTATTTGCATAACCAGCACCCATGCGGATACCGGGACGACGAGGTTGTTGTTGGCTACGGTTTTGATCAAACCCTTGGCGATCAGCAGGAGGCCTCTGCTGGGGCGAGGAAGGTGGCATAGCTCCTTGCTGCGGGGGAGGTGCTGCATTGCCACCAAACTGCTGGATGTAGGCGTCATAGGCCCCCTGGAACGAAGCGCCAGAACCTTGCGGACCCACCTGCCCCTGTTGTCCCATACCGAAGCCTGGAAGGTTAGGACCAGTGCGATTGAACGGTTGTTGCGGCTGATTTTGCGCACGGCGAGTGGCATCTACATTCGCTGCCTTTTCACGCTGGTTTTCCAGGAGGTGACGGTAATAATCCGATCCACCAGCTGAGGAATCGTTAAGAGGCGTTGGCTGACCAGTACCTCCTGCCGTAGGACGCGGAGTGGTTGCACCCATATCACGTATGCTTGTTATCTTTATTTTACTTGATTTATTCTTCTAGTTGCATACGTGCCCATACGCTCATCGACGCTTCGTGCAGGGGGCCTTCAATTGGATCATCCTTAAAAACAAACATAAGTTCTCTAATGGCACGATCTGCACCAGCCATTAATAAACCTTTGCGATCTTTAGCGGAAGTAAATTGATCTATCTGTGCGATGGTCCCGCGCAATTCTTTTTGCATGGAAGCAATGCGTGCAACACCTGCATCACGTTTAACTACGAGGTTTTCAATGTCTTCCCGTAGTTTACGAATGTCTTCTTGCATTTCTTCAATCTCATCAAGCAAGACTTGCCTGTGGTCCGGCTTGGGATAATTATCTTTGACCCATGCTTCACATGCAATAATGCTACCCTCATAGCCAAGAAATTTGGCATAAAGGTAGCATTCAATAACGGAGTAATTATCGCTAGAAAAAGAACAGAAAGATTCTTTAGTGGCTGAGTCTAAATTATCAACCCAGACATTAAAGACCTCAATATCGATACGCCTGTCGTGCTTGCCGGACGTCTCTGGCTTCGTCTTGCTGGCTATACTGCTGCCTTTGTTCAGCAAGCTGCTTTTGTTGAGCTGTGGCATCCTCTAATTTTTTCTTGGAGTATTCGTATGCTACACCAGCAGCTTTTCTGTAGGTTTCCAGGGGGAAATCTACATTATCATCAGCTTTCTGGTTTTCGAACGGATCAGCTTCTTGCCAATTGCCCGTGTCGTCTTTATAGCCCCAAGTTTGCGCCACAGCTTTTAGTGCAACTAATGTGTTAAAGATTATTACCCAACTTGTCGTTGGCGACTTTTGATATCAGCTAAACGGTCAAGAAGAGTTTGAAAGTCTTGCAGGGAGATGGGTGAATCATCTCCCATGGGACGAGAGGGCTCTTGAGTGGGGGGTACTTGACCTTGAGGCTGCATCAGAAGTTCTGCATCATTTGAGCAAGACCTTGGGCATAGATGTTGGGGCGAGCAGAAATGTCCTTCTCACGCTGCTGACGAATCTTGGAGGTTTCCAGTCGCCCCAGGAGGGTTTGGAAATCGCTCAGCGCAGCTTGCCCCATGCCACCATACTGGCTCTGGAACATCTGCTTATCAATATCAGCCATCCGTGAAGCAGCATCTGCACGCGTAGCTTCATCTGCAGAAGCATCAGCGGCTTTTGCTTTTAAATTCTTATAAAAATCACTTTGCAAATAGGCGCCAGGATCGTAAGTAGCCATTTTTAAAAGACTTTTAGTTTCTTAAATTATAGCAAGGTTAGCTTTATGACCAGAAACCTTGCGTCAGATTAGATAACACATTAGCGTTTGCAGCAATTCTTTGAGTTGTTGCAGCGCCTTCATTCTTGATTTTTTGTACATTTTTATCGATCTCGCCTTGTAGCGAGATCAAGCCAGAATCAATATCAAACTGTCGCTTTTGACGAAGAGCTTGTTGATATTCTTCAATTTCAGCTGGCGTACCAGTAAATGTTGTAGGTGTCCCAGGGGTGGCAGCCGTAGTGCCTGATGCAGCCTTGAACGGATCTTTGCTTGGATCGTAGGTAAAAGTACGTTTTCCTGTTTTGACTGTTAATCCTTTTTCATCTGTAGTCGTACCTTGCTTACCATACATTGTGTCATAGTAAGAAGATAAGTAGTTGTCATTAAATTTATTTTGATACTCACTACCAGATTTAATTGTGTTTACAAGATCACCTAATTTGTACTCACCTGTTTTAAACAGGGTTTGAAATCCGGTAAGTTCTTCTTCTGTTGCAGCCCTACCAAGAATATCTTTATAGGTTTGACCTGCAAGAAGTTTAGTTTTTTCAGCTTGTTTACCTGTTGCTGTTTTTATAAGAGAATCAATATCTTGCTGGGTGTATCCAGTACCCAACTTATAGCGTGCTTCATAGTCGCGAAGGTTTGTTTCAAAATCTTTTGAGTTAATGATACCGGCATCATATTGATCAAGAAGATTTTGTTTATATGAGTTATAACCAGCTGTGCCAGTGGCTTTAACAGCTTTAATTTGAGTAGCTTCTTCGTCTTCTGCAGCTGCAGTTTTTCTAGCGTTTTCTTTTTGTTGTTCCAGCATGTAAGCAAAATATGCTTGCTGCTGTGGATCCGGCTGTGGAGCTTGAATGGTAGTACCGCCGCCCATAATTTTACCTGTATTACGTTATTTTAATTTTAACTTAAAGTATAGCGAGGGGCTTGCCCATAAGAAAACGGATCGGTAGGTACCATACCAAACATGGCATCCGTCACCGCCTTTCGAGCCATAAGACCCTGATTTAATTGGTTAATATTTTGTTCTCGACGCAAAGCTTTTGCTTGTGGAGAAGATTGAGTTGCGAAACTGGTAAAAGCTTCATCTTGACCAAGTGCTCTACGTGCAGGGTCAAGAAAAGCTTGTTGATAGTTTGCTGCTTTTTGTTGAGCAAAACGCGCAAAGTCCTTGGCTCCCGTCTGGGCCCACTGACCAGCAAGTAAGTTGGTAAAAGCAGCATCTCGTGTAGCTTGAGCTTGCTCTCGTGCAGCGGCAATTTCTGCTTGGGCTTGACGATCGGCTGCAGCCCCGCCAAAAATACCACTAATAATACTAGAGCCTAAACCAAGGCCAAGCGAAAGAGGATCGAACATACCTTTACTTGCTGTGCTGCCTAACGCGGAATCAGACGCCTTCCCCCAATATGAAGAACTTGGTTCCCAGTAGGAAGAATTAAAGGCCATCAGACTCCTTTCTTTCAATCATAAGATGTTTTAACTTAAGCTCTGTAATACTGAATTTCAGGTTGACCAGAACCAAGGTTGGTCAGTGCTTGAGATGCTTGTAGACCTTGAGCGTAAGCAGTACCAATACCGCCAATACGATTAGCAATGGCACCAGGATCTGTATAACGAGAAAATGCAGAGCGTGCTGCAGAACCAAGGTTGGCAATGATGTCGTTTTGCATTCTATATTTCATCATCTGGTCACCAAGCTGTTTTGCATACGCCAATTGATCGTCAAGTATTTCTTTCCGTGCTTGACGTTGGCGCTCTGGATCACTTTCCCTAATAAGACGATAAGCCAGTACATTGTCAAAAGGCCCCCCTTTTGCAAATTCTGGATTTGCTTTCATAAAAGCATTAAAGTCAGCAAGAAAACCATTACCTGCAAGAGGAATAGGTGCTGGTTGTTCCATGCCTGTAGGCATCTGAAAACCTTGGCCAAACACTTCAGGGCCTAACAGATTTGTTGAACCAGTAAAGCGCCTGGAAAAATCAGGTGTGATGTTAGGAAACCCTAAAGATGCAGCCATGATCAGATACCTCGAACAGCGCCAGTGTTAAGTACAGAGGCTTGATACGGATTAGATGCAAGAATTTGACTGGTAAGCGCATTGGCTTGACCCATCGATTGACCGGCAAGTTGATAAGTTGCCATCTGACGATTTAGTGCGCCAGCAAGTTGAGCATTTTGTTGGTTCAATTGCATCTGACGAGCTACATCACCATCCTTATACTTCTGAAGAATTTGATAATTATCCATTAAGTATTGATGTGGCATGTTAAGGCCAACGTCATACATGATTTGACGCTGACGATCGTACTCATTCTGGGACATCCCGCCAAGACCAACTTCTTTACCAGAAAGTCCAGACTTGCCTTGCTCCCGTTGAGTGGTCGCGTAAGCGTTCACAGCATCACCCACAGCAGCCTGGGTGCCACCAAACATCTGACCAATGCCACCTTGGACAGCTTTACCAAGTTGACCACCAAGGGGCGTAGCAACTGCTGCGTTAATCAAACCACCAGCAAGTTGTGTTGCAAGACGAAGCTGTGGATTTTGAATTCCTTTTGTAAGGGCTTGAACAGCTGCACCACCAGCAAGAGCAGCCGTACCTGCACCAATAAAGGCACCAGGACCTTGCTGTAAACCAATATTAACAGCTTGAGCAGCTCCAGGACCATAACGTACGGCACGAGAAGCCATTTGAGAATTGCTAATTTGATTTAAAAAAACTTGAAATGGACTGGGATTAGGTGCAGCAGCGGGACCTTGAGGTACCATAAGAGCACCGCCAGGGGTCATAGACTGCGGTGCATTAGGACTTCCTGCCGGGTATCCAACATAGGTGCTTGCCATATCAAAAACAAACTTATTGTTCGATATTTTAATTTTATCAGCCTATGCTTTGTTGTTGCTGATACTCATCCATCGTAGCAAGCTTAGGTCTATTGGCGGTAGCAATTGCTTCGTTGATCATGTTGCCAATAGTCACCCCTGCAATGGAACCAAGGGCACCGCCGACAACACCACGGATAGCACGCTCCCTAGGCTCATAGAACTTAGTAACAATCTTTCCGGCAGGTGTGGCCATCCGCTTAGCAACCATCGCCTCCTTGGCCGCCAGGGAGCCTAAGGCAAAACCAGCAGCTTCAGGGATGGTTACCGGGAAGCCAAGCATACGTACTTCTGGATAACCTTGTAAGTTTTCTGGAGTGGCTTTAATAATTCCAAGATCCAGAAGGCCTTTATCGTTGTATAGAAACTTTTGGTAATTTGCGTAACGCTGAGGAGTTAAGGAGGGAATATCTTGTTTTGCAGTGGCGTACTTAAGAGGTTTACCAGTGCGTTGCATAAAGAAACGTTCAATTGCTTCTTGTACTGGTTGAGACGTTTCTCTACGATCGTCCGTACCTTCTTCTGAATAAGTTTGAGCATACCCTTTGGGACGGAACATCTCACCTGGATTTAACAGGTCGTAAGTACCAGCGGCAGAAATAGCCGGAGCCGCAATCGCAAGACCCGCTACAGCACGTGCAGTAGGAGATTCGATTGGATTGACACCATACTCAACGCCTTTCTGTGCAACAGCTAGGGGATGGTTGTAACGCCACCAATAAGTACGTGAGCCGTCATTGGCGGCATCCACAAGTAAACGCGATGTATAAGCACCAAGGAATTGAGCAGGTGTTTCTTTGAGGGAGATGCCACGTCTTGCAATATCTTGCTGGAAGCGTGGATCAAGAATACTTTGACCGTAGCCAAAACCTCCTTCGCGATTTAATTTATTAATGCGTTGTACTCGGTCGGCAACACGTACACCAGTCTTTACATCCTCTACAACATTACCAATGTTTTGCAGCAGGTTTTGAAAAGCTTGTGCCATTACATCATTCCTCCCCTTAAGATGCCATATGGATCAACATACTCAGGAATAGATCCTGCTCGTTCCAGGGTTGATTCAATCCCTTGAAGCTGGAACATAGTGCCAGGGGATGTTGCTTCTTGTTGCAGCTGATTGATGTAGTTGCGTTGCATCAACTGCTGCTGTGAAGTAGCCGTCTGGTCCATGACCATAGGCTCTGCTACAGCTTGTTCGATCTGTTGGTTCTGCAGTAATGGCATGATGGCCATACTAGATACAACTGGTGAAATGCCTTGTACTATTTGCTGAGGGAAAGAAGGGAGAAAATGTTCTTGTGTAATTAATTTTTTAGTGGTGGGATCAAGGTAAGACAAGTTGCCTTTGATACCTGGAGCAAACTTACCGGCTAGGCGCATGCCACCTGCAGTAAAACCAAGATCAGCAAGCCCTGCCACAAGTGAAGGACCTACACCAGCACCACCAAGCAAGTTAAATCCAGTCGTTGCAATTGCGCTTGGAACTGCAGTGCGTAAGATTGCTTCAGTAGCAGGAGATAACTTTTTAGCTGCTGCTGCACCAGCACCTGCCATGCCTGCTTGGGCAAGTTTAGCCCTAATGGCTTGAGCACTTGTTTTCAGCGCTTCGGTGGCAACAGTACCTAAGCCCATCTGTCAATACTTTTCTTAATTATAGGTTGAATAACTTATGCAGCTTGTGGTTCAGTACCAAGTTCTTCTGATGGCTCGAGCTCTGCTTTAGCTTTTGGATCCAACAAAGCTTTTACGGAAGGCTTGGG